TTTCCGCTGTTTCGGTCCAGAATTCGTACCCGAGCTGAGCCAGCGTCCACCACTTGCGAAAGAACTTTCCATTGCGCATTTCGGACGTCTCGCATTTGATCGTGGCGCCCACCTTGTAGCGCTTCAGCTTTTCAGCCTCTTCGTCATTGGCAGGCACGAGATGGCCCATGGCATTCTTGATGAGGATGATCTCTCTCACGAATCCAGCTCCTTCACGACTCGCACAACGTCATCCAGAGATTCGACGATGAAATACAGCCCTTTCCATGAATGCATGAAGTCCATCTCGCCTTCGGTCAACTGACGTTTGCTTTTTGGCAGAGAGCCGTCTTTAACCTCTATCGCTGCTGTCTTCCCACGGGAAACGATCAGGTCGCAGCACTTTTTGAGTTGACTGATGATCAGCACCGAGCAGCCCATGCGCCGGAATGCTTCGACTATCTGAGGCTGATTCGCGTCAACCTTTGCGGCCCGGCGAAAGGTCACTTCCCCTCCCCTTTCTTCAATCGAAACATCGTGCAACGAACTCCATGTGTTTCTCCAAGATCACACCGCTTCTCACCACGCACCTGGAATTCATGGATGCAGCCCACGCAGGAGAGGATGGGACGGGGGATTACGAGGAAGCTATTCACCTTTCCAAGACCTCTTTGCCAATTCACAGAGCCACATTGCGAATTCCAGAGGTGTATGCTCTCTCTCGGCTTTGGTAATGTGTGGCCTGTAGCCAACCCGCTTTCTGCTCTGGACAACGTGAGTAGGCTCATCGATTCTGAAGGGAATCGGCGGAGTATCCTTCGGATCACACCCAACGATATAAAGCAGGGTTGCTTTCTCCGCCCGATGTCCCCACCAATGCTGATATACCGGAAGCGTCCATCCCCCGAAGCGGTCTCGTTCACCGGGCCCTGGCAATCCGGCAGCTGGCCAAAGTGTTGACGCCACGGGATGCTCTAGAACACCGCCGAATCGACGAACTTGGTTAACTGCCCATAGCGCCAATCCCTTTTCATCCGGCCTTGGCTTCGCAAACTGTCGAAGTCTTCCCCATGCTCGGCATGGCGGGTGCGCGACTACAGGAGAACCACCATTCCAGGTCCTGGCATCTCGTTCTATGTCCCACACGTCGCACTGAGGGATGGTCTTGTAGACGCTGTCCGGCCTGGCGAAAAGAACAGCAATGTTCACAGCGAATCCTCATCGTGGTCGAACGCCCTACTTCCCGCCTTCTTGATATACAGCCGCCACTTGTCGGGAGACATAGGAAACGGAAATTCACCGGCTTCCATGCGAGCTAAATCATGGCTTCCGATAGCAATCTCCGCAGCTGCTTCCGCATATGTCCAGCCAGCCAATTCACGTATGATCTGCAGGTTACGAGGCGTCTGCGGCATGTTCAGATCGAGGCAACAGGGATGACCAGAGGTGTAGCCCATCAGGCAGCCTTCTCGATTTTTTCAGCCTCTACAGGGATAGATTTGCTCTGAAGCATCGCTTTGATCTTTGCGATATTTGCCTTAGCCTGATCGACCGAAAAACTCTTATCCCCGAGCGCCAGGAGTGTTTCATTATTCACCGCCAGGAGCTTCGCATGCTCTACGCCCAGCCTTCCCATGCGCACCGCCTCACTGATGACCATATCCCTGCCTGCCTTGTCATGCCCGAGCGATGGAAACCATTTCGGCGCAATGCCAGCCACTCTGTGAGCCTCGACGATTCGCTCATAGGCAGACTTAAATGCCATGCGGGCCGCGATCTGATCTCGAGCATCAAGCAGAGGCTTTGCTATTCCGAACGCCTCTGCCATTTCGTCCGTCATCACGACGCTGGAAGCCTCATCCCTTGGAATCATGGCCCATGCCTCGTCTGCCGATAGGCGGCCGTCAGGATGCAGCGTATCCAGAATGGCAATGATGCTTGCCGGCCTCGGAGCAAACTCGCCGCGTTTGATATGCGCCGAAAAAGCGTTTTTCACATCATCAAATTCATACGCGCACAGAGCATTCCACCAGATTCCGATCACGTCCGGATTAACGGTTTTTTCGTAAACCGCCATCGTGGCCGTCATCAGCTTCGCGAAATTTTGCTTGTCGGTATCACGCACGGCCAAACTCTCCTTCGATGAACGTTGATCTTGATTCCCCCCGGGCCCAGGCATCAAGCGCGGCTTGAGATTCCTGTTTTTCCCTTGCTTTTCGGTCTGCAAAGGACATCACCTTGCCGCCACCTCGCTCCTTCCTTATCCAATTTCTCCATGTCGCTTCCCAATCAGCCTTAACCCCTTGGCGTCCAGGCTGTGCGATCCAGTGGTCTTTAAAAGCGGCTCCGATTTCCCGGATCTCTTGAACTGACAGGTCTTTCCTGTTTTCCGCAGCCCATTCCCCCCATGGTCTGGGAAGAATCCAGTCTGTAGGCAATCGCGATCCTCGCGATGCATCTGCTTTTGGTTTTTTGGGGTTTGAGGGATTCAGGGAAGGGGAATCAGGAATCAAGGGAGAGGGAATCAGTAAGAGGGAATCAGCAGGAGCGGTTCCGTTTTTATCGCGATTAATCGCGAGTGCATCTAACTCACTGACAGGGCTATCCTTTTCATCGTAATCAGGCAATTCGCTCCCCGCCTCTTTTTCATTCTTATGAGGATTCTGATGTTTGACGAAGTTGATTATCTTGATGTACCGCTGACCTTGAACCGAATAAATCTGGATAAATCCAGATTCCTCTAGATTATTCGCGATTACTTCAAAGTCGCAGTCGTCATAAGGTAGAAGCTGAGCTTTCAGTCTCTTCGGTCTATGTTCGATGCATCCCTTGAAGTCAGCTATCGTCCACATTCCGATAAATGCCAGGCGGACTATCGGATCAAGTTCGCCCAGCACATCATTTTGGAAAAATGATGGTTTGATGTTCCTTGCGCGCGCCATAATTATTTCTCCTTCGCTTTCTTAACCATTTGCCAGTAGAGGTGTGCTTTTTTCCTGTCTTTCTCCGAGAGAGGTTTCTTGGAGGGTTTCGGCTTGGGTTGAGCTTTTGGTTTCATGCGACCGCCTCTTCTGTTTCGTCAAAGTCGAGTTCGGCTGTATCTTTTTTCAATAAACTATTTGTCGCAGCCGCTTCCATGTTCTTCGCAGCCTGCCTGAAATAGCTGGCCTTCAATTCGAATCCGATGCCACGCCTGCCCATGGTCACAGGCATGTAAACTTCAGATCCAACCCCCATGAACGGGGTTAATACGGTTTCCCCGGGATTGCTTCTGAGCGTGATGATTCGCTCTATCACATCGAGCTGGAGAGGATGGACATGCTTCTCATCCTCGCTGTCGCGTGAGGCCTTATATGGCAGCACACGGTCTATTCGTATGTCGTCCCACATAGAATCAGCATATTGACGCCATATCCAATGCGAGAACCTGTTCTCTGTCTGCTTACCCTTCCAGCCTCGATAAGAAAGCACTTCTGCTGGTGGCGCGCGATCTCCGGCGTATTCCATGAGCCCTACAGGGTGAGCTACCGGTATCGGGTTCTTCCCGTGCCTGCGAAACAGCAGCAGATAGTCCGCTGACGCAATGCCGCAATCCATGCTGTCGGCAACCAGAGAGGCATGAGCGAGGTTCTTTTGCATTGTCCGCAGGCGAACCGCAAGAGGCTCCTTCCAGATTGCGTGCCTCCCCGCGTATTCCCATCCGAGGCGCTCATGCAAACGAATGATGTCCCCAGGGAAGTCCTTCAATGAATCTGTGCCGCTATTGCTTCTTGGAATTTCCATGCAGTGCACGGCTGTCATTCGACCCGGAATTGTTATCCTGGCCAACTCGCGCACTACGAATTCGTAATGGTCGAAGAAGCTCTTATAGTCAGGACAGTTCGACAGGTCGCGATCGTCACTGCTGTAGTGATACAGCCCCCCGAACGGAGGCGAATAGACGGAAAGATGGATGCTGTTATTCGGGAGGGATTGCATGCCTTCCACGCAATCCCCCAGGTAAATGGCGTAACTGTCCGTTACGCGCTGATCGATGACAGCCATGCCGGCGCCTCCATGGAAGTGTTAAAGGCGCGTAGCCTGGAAATAGACTGGGCTGCGCCCATGTGCGAAACAAGAGCAGAAAACATGGCGTCCGCTTGTGCTGCTTTGCGCTGCATCGCAGCGAGAGCGCCGCGAGCGCCTTCGGTGGTCACCATATCCACACGTACGGGATATTTCTGTCCGAAGCGTAGGAAGCGACGTACTTTCTGGTAATATCCCTCGTAGGAATACGAGGGAAAATCTGTCATGTGGTGGCAGTGCTGCCAGTTCATTCCGAATCCTGCAATCTTTTGCTTGGTAACGAGGACTCGAATCTGATTGTCCGAGAATGCAAGCAACTTCTCTTCCTTTGCGTCGTCGCTATCCCGGCCGCTCACCTGTGCCGCCCCGGGAATCAACCGCTCGAGCAAATCTCCCTCATCGTTGAGGTCACACCAGACCACGGCGGACTCCCCGGTGTCGCAGACCAAAGAAGCAGCTTTCTCACAGCGCTCCCGTATTGTTCGGCGGCGCTCTTCTCGTTCCTCTTGCAACCCGGCTGCAGGCAGGGCGAATAACATTCCATCTGCAACAGATTCTGAGTCCACCAGGTGCTCAATCTCGTGGAGCGGTGGCAACACGAACCCGTCATCATTAAAACCGAGATCAGAAGGCCTGCGGATTGCCCGGGCCCAGGAACACACCCATCTCCAAAACGCTTGCTCAGCATGTCCTTTAAAGCGCCATTTGTTGGCGGCTCCCATGAATCCTCGCCCGGTGGAGCTGTTGTTCAGATCGTTCTTGAAGAATCGATTGAGCATGTCCATGCTGCCCAGGTATCCGAGTGCCTCAGAGGATGTGCCAAGTTCGATATAATCGTTGGGAGCAGCTGTGGCAGTCTCCAGCAGGCGGTACCGCAGCTTTTTGGAGAAACTGGTGATCTCGGCCCGCCGGGCGCCCTTGATGTTTTTCAAGATGCTTGACTCGTCGGCAACGTGGCCAACAAAATCATTTGGATCGAATAGGTGCAACGATTCGTAGTTGCAGATGTTGATGCCGCGGCGAACTCTTCCATCGCGGCAGATGTGAGCCTCAATGCCGAATTTTTCCGCCTCCTGAGCCATCTGTCGCCCCACGGCGATCGGCGTGTTTATCAGTACGTTGCCATTGGTTTTCCGGACAACGTTTTCAGCCCAGACTAATCCTTGAATGGTCTTGCCCAAGCCGCAATCCTCGAACAGAGCTGAACGCCCTTTCCTGATAGCCCATGAGGTCAAGTGCTTTTGGAAATCGAATAGGTAGTCCGGCATGAATACGGGTTCGAAACCGTCGTATCCATCGGCTTGAGATTTTTTATTCAGGAATCCGATGTAATCCTGGTGCTCGCTCGTCCCGCCCTCGCCACTTTCCGTCGTTCCGTTTCCAGGCCCTCTATCCGGCTGAC